CTTGATCAGGCACCACGTGTTACTCACGTACAGTACATGACTAAGAATGAGATCTATGAGCGTGTTGCTCGTGGGTTGTTTTGTGAAATGCAGGATGTAACAGCTGTAACCATTCCACAATCAAACTTACAACTGACACAGAATAAAGCTCAGGGTATGGAGGCTCCACAGTCTACAGATCCTAGCACACCATACGAAATTCTTGAGACACACAAGTTTATTGATTTTGATGGTGATGGTTACGCCGAGCCCTACATTGTATGGGTACGTCGTGATACTAAACAAGTACTACGTATTGTAGCACGTTACTTTGAGCAGTCTATTGAACGTAATCCTAAAGGTAAGATCTTAGGGATTAAAGCTGAACAGTACTTCACTAAGTTTCCTTTTATCCCATCACCTGATGGTGGTTTCTATGACTTAGGCTTTGGTGTACTATTAGGCCCACTAAATCAAAGTATTGATACCCTTATTAATCAAATGATTGATGCTGGTACAATGGCTAACACGGCAGGTGGTTTCCTTAGCCGTGGTATTAAGATGCGTGGTGGTAACTATAACTTTGCACCGTTAGAATGGAAACACGTTGATTCCACTGGTGATGATTTACGTAAAGGCATTGTGCCTCTTCCTGTTAGGGAGCCTTCTCAAGTTCTGTTTACATTGCTTGGAATGCTTATCAACTATGGTGAGCGTATTGGTGGATCAGTTGACATTNTGGTTGGACAAAATCCGGGACAGAATACAGCAGCTGAGACAACAAGAACAATGGCTGAGCAAGGAATGAAGATCTTTTCTGGTATCTTTAAACGTACCTACAGAAGTCTTAAGCAAGAGTTTAGAAAGATCTATAGACTTAACCAATTGTACCTCGATGATGAAGTTGACTTCCAATCCGATAAGGGTGAGTTCAATATCAGTGCCGATGATTACAATGGTCCAGTAAGTGATATCAGCCCTAGTGCCGATCCTAACATTGTTAGTGATAGCCAACTAATGGCTAAAGCACAAGCTATGCTACAGCTAGCAACAACAACGCCTGGTGTTAATATCAGAGCAGCACAGTTGATGTATGCTAAAGCGTGGAAGGTTGCTGAGCTAGAAAATCTGCTGCCAGATCCAAAAGGTCCGAATGCAATTAAACCAGCTGTACCTGAGAAGTTACAAGTTGAGCAAATGAAAGCCCAGATTAAACAAGCTGACTTACAATTGCAGATGAAATTAGGTGTACTCAAACTTATGGATACAGCTAAACTTAATGAAGCTAAGATCCACAAGTTAGAAGCAGAAGCTTTACTGGCATTAGAAACAGCTGGAGGTGTTCGTACAGGACAAGAAATCCAGTTAATCAATTCCCAGATATCTGCAATGAAAGCAAAGAACGAAGGCATCATGTCTTCAATTGAGCTTATGATGAAGTTAACGGAAGGTGAAGACACACCGTCGGAACCAACAGGAGAGTAATTTGAGCGTTGTAACAGAACCAGAATTCCTGGACTGGAAACAACATCCGATCACGGGGGCTTTCTTTAAAGCCCTCTTTAATGACCGAGAGTATTTAAAAGAAATGTTAGTAGGTGGTACTGATGACGACAGCAATGTTCGTGGTCGTATAGCAGCTGTTAGCATGATTCTTACTCTTGATTATGAGGGTCTGATGGAGTCACTAAGGGAGAGCAGATGAGTAATTATACAGGTATAACACCTTTATTAAATCGTATCTTGATTAAGCCAATGGTAGTAGTTAATCAAACAGCAAGCGGCATTATAGTATCTACAGAAGGTATGAGTGAGCGTGAGCAATTGGGTAATACAACCGGTGAGATTATTGAAGTAGGTCCAGACGCTTTTGGAGGTACTTCTCCAGTTAAGTCTGGCGATAAAGTAATCATGGCTAAGTATGCTGGTTTAATGTATGTAGGTAGAGACGGTATAAAGTATAGGATGATCAATGATGATGACCTTACAGGACTATTAGATCCTGATATGGAACTTGTTGATCCCCATTTAAGTAAAGGAATTAAATAATGAGTGATGACGTAGGTAATATTCAACAAGAGCAAGCACACGTTGAACCACAGACTCAAGCACCACAAACCCCAGACTATGCTGCTGAAGCTAGTGCACAGGGTTGGGTTGCTAAAGACGACTATCGTGGTAATGAAGCTGATTGGGTAGATGCAGAAACCTTTGTCCGTCGTGGCAAAGAGATCATGCCTATCCTTCGAAAGAACAACGAGAAGCTGCTCAAGGAACTTAAAGAGGCTCGTAGCATTGCTGAAGAAGCAAGGTCTACTGCCAGAGAGTTCCAGAAGTTCCAAAAGGAACAGTATGAACGCAAAGCAAAAGATCTCGAAGCTCAGTTAAGTCAACTGAAGCAAGCAAAGCGTGATGCAGTCTCCAGTGGAGACGGCGATCGTGTAGTAGAGATTGATGATGCAATGGACTTGATTAAAGAGGATGTAGCACAGGCTAAAGCCGAGGCTAATCGTCCAGAACCAGTACAACAATCTGCACCACAACCAGATGAGAATCTGCAAGCGTGGTTAGATCGTAATCAATGGTTTGGTCAAGACAAGCGAATTACCGATGTCACCAATGCACTTGGTAAATCTATTACCGAGGAATTTCCTACCCTTAAAGGTAAGGCATTCCTTGACAAGTTAGATGAAGAGTTAGCACAAACCTATCCCGATAAGTTTGGTAAAAAGACGAGAGCCAATCCTATGGATGGTGCTGGTATGACAACCCAATCTGGTCGCCCTAGTAGTGCTAAACGATCATATGAGAATCTACCTACAGAAGCTAAGGCTGCTTGTGATAGATTCCTTAAGCAAGGTTTAATTAGAAATAAAGAAGACTATGTCCGTGAATACGACTGGTCAGAATAAACAAGAGAGAACGAATATGTCAACACAAAAAAAAGTAGCAGTAGGTGAGTTTGTTAATCCAAATGAATCCACTGTAAAGGAAACACCTGTAGAAGTCAAGACTACCTCAGTGTCTACTGAGAAACCGGTACGCCGCAATCGTGGGGCGTTTAACGGGACACGTGGCAAGTTGCAAGTAGGAAAGCTTATTCCAGGCTATCACTTGTACTTCTTTAATGATGAACCTGGTCGCATTTCTGCGGCCCTTGATGCTGGTTGGGAATTTGTTTCTCCCGGTGAGGTAGGATATAATGCATCGAACGTTACTGATACTAACGTCGATCTAGGAGATAGAGTAAGTGTTATGGGNAGCAAAGATGACCTTGGTAAACCAGTTCAGCAGATCCTTTTAAAGATCAAGCAAGAATGGTGGGAAGAGGATCAAGCTGAAATCCAATCACGCAATGACAAAACCGATAACTCGATTAAACGAGGTAAGGGTGGACACTCCGTAGATACTACTGGCTTTTATGATGCTGGTATTAAATTTGGTTCGTCTAATAAATACTAATCTTTAATCTTATTGAAAGACTATAAATGGCAAATACAAACGCCCCTCGTGGTCTAAGTCCAATCGGTAGCATTACCGGTGCGGCTTGGAACCAACAAGGCCAGACTTTCGCTATCGCTAACGATGCTTCTAACAGCTACGCCATTGGCGATGTTGTAAAGCTTGCTGGTGGTTCCGACACGAATGGCATTGCATACGTAACTAAAGCTGCTACTACTGATATCCCTGTTGGCGTTATCGTTGGTTTCCGTGTAGCTAATTACGGTGTATCACTCCAAGGCACAACCCTTGCTTTGAACCAAATCTACTATCCAGTAAGTTCTGGTTTACAATATGCTGTTGTAGTAACAGATCCTAACATCATCTTTGAAATTGAAACTGATGCTACTGGTGNTNCAGCTGCTAACGTAGGTGCTAATGCNCCTATGTCTATTACAGCTAACCAAACNACTTTGTCACAATCTAGCCCACTNTCAAGCACTGTCTTGAATAGCTCTGGTATTATTGCTCAGGGTACAACTGGTTCTTTGGCATTGCCTCTGACTATCATTGGCGTATCGCAACGTCCTGATAACGCAGTTGGTGCATATGATAACGTTCAAGTTATCTTTAATCGTCACCAATACAAGCAAGCCCAAGGCACAGCTTAATAACTAAAGGAATAAAAACATGGCAGGCGTAATTACAACCGGTACCCATCCTAAGGCCCTATGGCCTGGTATTAAAGCTTGGTGGGGACAAGTATACGAAGAGCATCCAGAGGAATTCTCTGCACTCTTTGATAAAGATTCATCACATCAAAACTACGAAGAAGATGTCCAGGTTACTGGCTTTGGACTCGTTCCACAAAANGCTGAAGGCGCTGGGGTTACTTATGACTCTGAGATCCAAGGCTTTACAACACGTTACACACATATTGCTTACGCTCTAGGTTATATTGTAACTAAAGAAGAACTCGACGACAACTTGTACGAGCAAGTATCTAAGAAACGTTCTGGTGCATTGGCTATGTCTTTCCGTCAAACNAAAGAAAACGTAGGCGCTAACATTTACAACCGTGCATTTACAACAGGTACTAACCTGCAGTATGCTGGTGGTGATGGTGTAGCTCTTTGCTCCACAGCACATCCAAATACTTCTGGCGGTACATTCGCTAACAAGTTAACAGTTGATGCTGACCTCTCCGAAGCTTCTTTGGAAGATGCAACAATTGCTTTGATGGGCTTCCAGGACGACCGTGGCCTCTTGATCAATGTAATGCCAAAATCATTACACATTGCTCGTCAAGAGATCTACAATGCTGGACGTATCCTCAAGACTGTATCACAACCAGGTANTGCAAACAATGACTTGAACATTCTCAAGGCAAACAATGTATTCCCNGGTGGTGCTGTAGTTAACCATTACTTTACAGCTCCNCATGCTTGGTTCATCCGTACNAACGTACGTGATGGTATGAAGTATTATGAGCGTGTAGGTATTCAGTTTGATATGGATAATGACTTTGATACCATGAATGCGAAAGCAAAAGGTTACGAGCGTTATTCTTTTGGTTGGACAGATCCACGTGCGATCTTTGGTTCAAACGGTCCTTAATAACCGTTAACTTTGTGGAGGGGTCACAAGCCCCTCCTCTTTTCTTTTTTACCCTTAACGCCCTCGGGCGTGAACTCATCACGTTAAGGAACAATTAAATGAGTAATCCAACCCGCTTACAAGCCGGCTTATCAACAGCATACTCTTCAGAAGTATTCTACAGCTATCCATACCCAGATCCATTCCATACAGGTAGTACCCAATCTATGGGTAGTACTAGTTATATGAATGATTTCAACACTCTTATCGGTACTGATTATATTGTCACTGGTACAAGTTCTACATTCTTACTTGCAGATGGTATTGGCGGTCAAGCCGTATTAACTCCAGGCGGTACAACTACCGCAACCTCTACTTATAAACGTGGATCTTCTTTCCAGTTTACATCAGGTAATCGTTTCTGGTTTACAACACGTTTCCAAGCTTCTGCTGTTTCTGGAACTAAATCTTTCTATGTAGGTTTGCAAGCTGGTTCAGCAACTACTGATGGTCTTTGGTTTGCTAAAGCTGCATCAAGCACTTCTATTAATTTAGTATCTACTGTAAACTCTACAGCTACTACTTTAGTTACTGGTGTAGCTACGGCTGCTGCAGCAACTTGGGTTGAGCTTGGTTTATACTTTGATGGCACAGATTTGTTAGTATATTCTGGTAACACTATGGTAGCTCGTGTAACAGCACCTACTATTGGTTCTACTGGTACTACTTTGACCAACGCTTTAGTTACACCTGTTCTTCAAATTACTCCAACAGCAACTGATACTCTAACTGTAGATTTTCTTGGTACAGCTCAAGAAGTATCACGCTAATAGGGGGTTAACATGGCTAACGTAGTTAACACTCAAGTGTTAGTTGATGGTGCTCGTAACACTGTTATTAAAATTACCGG